ATGCGACAATATAAGTAGATCGCACACATGCGTCGTCGTCAGTGTAAAGTAGCTACGCACTGAAAAAGCGCACTATAGTAATACGGGCAACCCCCGTAGGAGAGTAATAAATCTATGTCAACCACCGCAGTTATCTCTGATCCTAACACAATCGCAACTCTTCCAATCAGCAGCGAAGTTCTGAACTACACCGCTATTGTCGAACTTGACGAGAAAGGTGTAATCCAGAAGAAGTCCCTCACTACCAGCTCCAAGCGTGTGGAAACGCTGGAAGCTGATGATTACTACGGCAAGGAAATCATCGCATTCAAGCAGACTGTTTCTCGCCCGGTTGTTGGTACGCTTGCGGGATTCACTGATCTGTTCCCGGATGCTGATGCGCAGCTTTTCATTATCAACCGCGGTTTGAGTGCGTTTGCTGATGCGAAGGTTCGTTCTGTATTCCTGGAAACTGATAAGGACGACACCGCGCTTGTTTTCCAGTCCACCACCGGCACGTATGATCTTACCGCTGATGTGCAGGATACGCCAGCACGCAAGCTCACGAGCGAGGAAACTCTGGTCGCCAGCCTGCGCAAGATGGGAGTCAGTTCGGATATGATCTCGCAGGTGTTTGCGAGCTTGCAGGCGAACAAGGCTACTGTCTAAACGATATACGCAATAGATTGCAGCATTTGAAGACTGGCGCACGTTCAGTAAAATGGGCGTGCGCCATTTTTAATTGTAGGGTAGGAGCATAACTATGATCGCATGTGATTTAAATCACTATAATGATGCTATAATGTATCTAAAAGGTGCTAGACATGATTTATCTGTAGCAGCTGCAAAACTTCAAGCCATGGGCGAAGGAGATGGTTGGCCTGAGTGGTATAAAATGGCTGAAACTGAAACGATAAGAGAGTTATTCCGGAAAGAAAAATGGTATAGCCCTGAAATGGATAATATACCAGAATTCATCTTATTTCGCGGATTGCTTAGTAATTGGACACCGCGCAAAGAACAAGAGAGTCAAATAAAAATTGCTGCCGAGCGCATAGCAATTTATCAATGGGTAGAAGGTGAGATTATAAAAACATGGCACTCTTGAGTAACGGTCAACTTGCGAAATGCCCGCGATGCGGGATGAATATAGCTGGTGTACGGCTAACCACGGGACAAATAGCATATCATTGTACTTGGACATTTTGCGAGGATAAGAATAAAACACTGTGGAATTCTGAGATTCTTGCGCGTCCTGTACTCACACAAGCGCAGAAAGATTCTTATCGCATATCCGCAATGCTAAAAGCAGGCCAGAGTAACGCGCAGATACCAGGATTTTTTGCACAAGCATACGCACAAGCACAAGCTCCAACTGGCTCGCATCCAAATAATACACAGCCGATATACCCGATATACTCAGCACAACCGAGGCGCACTTCCATGAAAGAAATCCGAATAACATATCTCTACAACAATACAATCGTAGAACTATATTTCATAACCATGCCACGCAAAGGCTGGTTCAAAGACAACATCCAGCCAGTTATAGATGTTATGAAAAATATGATTCCCGCGAACGCGCGTGAATACGACCCCGCGACGTTCAAATGGCAGATTGCGATTGAGTATTGGCCCGCGTTGCGACAGATATTGACCTCCACACAATTCGCGGTAAAGGAAGTATCGCCCTCTACTTCGCACGCGAACGTACCCAAAGATTATGCAGAGAATTTCTATCACGCGCCAGTAAAACGCGAGGTTGAGACGAAGGAGTCTATACTTGTGCTGCTTGCAAAGCTACTCGGAATCCATGAGGATATTGCGAGTATGGAGCTGGTCGCGCTGAAAAAGAAATATCGTGAGGCTGCACGCCGATACCATCCTGACCTCGGTGGAGATGCTGCGAAGATGGCGGAGTTGAATCGAGTTTGGAGTATATACAATACTAATTAAGGAGAAATTATGCATACCGGAGCAGTCAGAGAGCTAGTAGCAGCAGCGGAAGAGGCGGCGGAATGGATACACGAGAGAACCACCCACAGCAAGATTGAGTACCTTCTCCGCGCATCGGTGGAAGCGGTCAAGGCGGAGGAGAAGCCGCAGACGCATGAGTTCTTCTCAGGCTCAAGCAATGGATTTCGAGTGTTCTGCCAACACGAAGAGACGACACGCTGTGGCCTACCCCACGACGCACCGAGCCACCAGACAGGAGGCAAATAATGCGAATCAAGCGTAATACTGCGGGCGGACTAACTATAATAGTAGGCCGTCTATCAATATGGACTGACCCATGTGATAAATTCTGGAATTTTGTATATGGCAACAACAGATTTAATGTGAATTTATATTTAGGTTGGCTGAATTTCAGTTTTGTGAAGAAAGGAGCATATGAAACTCATAATTCGTAAACAGGGCGCATATTGGAATGTCGATTTCAATGGCGCACATCGCTTTTATCCTGACTATCTCGGCGCAGTTACATACGCTGATAAAACATGGCGGAGGTATTATAAAGAGCAAGCAGCGCACTCGATGATACTTGCGCTTGCTGCGAATCTCTTGGAAGCTGATGAACTTGCGCTATATACCAAACTCCGCAAGAACAAATGCGCCGGAATCACCGTAAAACAATACGGCTACGTCAAAGGAATCTACGAACGACAAAAGAGAGCATGGTAATATGCAGATAATTGGAGGCACTTGTATGCCCAGTCTCACAGTAATACAGAAACCAATCGTCTCTAGCAACGGGCGAATTCTTACCGGATTGGCTGCGCGGAAAGCACAGCTCACGTCTGAGCTTGGGTTGCCGCAGGAGCTAAAACCGGGGCAGATGGAGCATAGGATTGGAATAGTATTTGATGATTCTGGTTCTATGCGAACGGATATGATCGAAGACGCGCATGTAGGATGCGAGGAATTCTTACGCTACTGCGAACCGAATAAAACCGCGGTATGTGTATATCCTATGAACGCGGATGAGCTGTCGCTTAGTACGAATCTTCCTGCGCTCGCTATGCTTATCAATGGTATCCACGCAACAGGTGGGACTCCGTTGATTCAAAAGCTCAGTAAGATGCTGCGCGCGAATAAGCTCACACGCGCGATCGTATTTAGTGACGGGTGCCCGCAGTCGTATTCAGACGTAGACTATAATTTCTGTGTGGAATCTAAGATTCCGGTAGACACAGTATTCATTGGTTCTGGCTATGGTAGCGAGTTCATGCAAAAGCTCGCCTCTGATTGCAACGGCATATTCCTGCAATTCGAGCGCGGAAAGTCTAATTTTCGTACTGCATTCAAATATCTGAGTCCCGGACTTCGGTATATGCTTGCGGACTCTTCATTCAGGGAAAAAATACAAGGGAGATAGCGTGCCACTCACCCAAGAACAAGCACTTATCACCGCGCTCCTATCTCAAAAGCTTTCTGCGCTACGTATTCGCGCGAGCTTCGAGAGTGTCGAGCCGGGGCCAATAGTCACAACCTATTACATGCATCTCGGTGCTGATATTCCTATCTCCAAAATAATGCGAGCGGAGGAAGACCTTGCGCTGGCAGTTGGAGCACCGAGCGTACTTATAACACGAAAGGGGGCTTCAATTGCGATTGCGATTCCGAATAAGGAAAGAACTGTCGTATCTTACGATTCTTGTTTGCACTCACTTATGCAGGATGCTAATTGTCAGTTGCCAATTATGCTTGGAGTTGACACGAAAGGTAATGAGAAACATATTGATCTTATCGAATCACCGCACATTCTCATTGCAGGTAGTACAGGTGCAGGCAAGTCAGTATTACTTGCAGCAATCATTAGTGGGCTTGCTACAGCCAAGAGTAAGCATGAACTCAAAATGATGCTTGTAGACACCAAGCAGCTTGATCTAACTCTATTTGCAGACCTCCCGCATGTAGTGGAGGTCGCAGATGATTTAGAGAAAGTGCATTTGCTACTTGATCGCTTACACATCATAGTCCGCCAGCGTACAGCGAAGATGAAGGGTATAGCACGGAATCTTTCTGAGTACAACGCGCTGGGCGATCATCAACTTCCGTATTATGTAGTTGTTATAGATGAGCTTGCAGATGTGCTAATGCAGGATCGAAGTGCCGGGAAAGGAATACGAGGATATGAAAAAGCTGAAACAAAGCTACAGGGTTTATTGCAGATATGCCGCGCAGCGGGAATTCACATCATTTGTGCTACACAACGCCCCTCGGTGGAAATTATTACTGGTGATATTAAAGCTAATATACTTACGCGAATTGCACTTAGGCTACCTAGTGGGGCTGACAGTAGAACTGTATTAAATGAATACGGAGCCGAAAAACTCCTCGGACGTGGAGACATGCTTATCGAATCCCCCTGCTTCGACCAAATAACCAGATTCCACGGGCCGTTTGTGAGCATGGCTCATATAGCAAGCGTGTTGGATAACTGTGACGGTATTAGGAATAGTTATAAAATGCTGGAATCGAGTATCGGGTTGTAGGCGAGGTCGGGTCGCGCCTGATGGGTCGATGGGTCGAATCGGGCTAAGTCGTCTGTATAGAGCCATTTAGATAGGGTATATCACCTATCAAAAGACCCCTTGACACGCCTACCCGCCGGATGATAGACTGTAATACAGGGTGAGCTTTACCCTATCATGCTTTAGCACCACAAAGGACACAGCACAATGACCGCTCCAACTACCACACCCCGCGCATACGATGGCTACCATCGCAACACCGGGCGCAAAACCGAGATGGCAGCATTTCGGATATTCACAGACCAGAACGCTGCGCTCAGTGCGAAGTATTCTGGCAACAGATCGGCACTTGTACGGATTCTATTGGAGCGGTTTTTAAGCGGTACTATGCCGAGTGTTGAAGCGGAATTTAAACAACTAACCGAACGATAATAGGAGTAGGTATGCCAACGCAAGATGGCGAAACCATCCCAGTCTGTCCCGCGTGTGACGCGAAGGATGAGACGAAGATATGTTTGAAGTGCCACATTGTATACTGTGCGCATTTCGCATCCGTAACGGATAATAGATTCTGCGAGAATTGTATATCTGATTTTTCTCTGAAAGAAACAATAGTAGAGAAATTAGTAGAGCATATTCGACCTGATGGCACTGTAACATTTTCAAGAAAGTATCAAGCTAGGTGTATTCACATGCAAGGAAATGATTGGTTGTTTGCAGCGACGCTGATTCCTGAAATGTCGGATGCGGAGATTGACGCGACGATTGAGTATCATAGGAATAATGTGTCACTGATGCTTATGGAGCGCGAATCGCGGAAGCTCGAACGGTACCATAAACTCGCGGGCGTAAAAATCACCAATACCAAGCATGAATCGCAGGAAGCGCGGGAGAAGCGAGAAGAAAAAGAAGCGAATAAGAAAACTCGCACAAGTACGAAGGAAAAAGCTCCGACTGTGGATGATATGGTTGCGATGATTACGAAGTTGGCGAAGGCTGGATTGACGCAAGAGCAGATTACAGCGATGTTTGCGAAGGGGAAGAAATGAGCGAGAAATTAGAAGGTATCTGTGGAGTTTGTGGCAGATCACGCATTGAATGCCGCAAAAATATCTTAGGTTTAGCTACAAATGCACCGGAAGCTGATCTCATAAATCACCCTTCTCACTACACCGACGGCGGAATTGAAACAATCGACTTTATTGAAGCGAAGAAATTGAATTATAATTGTGGGAACGCAACTAAGTATATCAGTCGTGCTGGAAAGAAAGACAAAGCGGAGCGCGCAGTTGATATTGCGAAGGCGATTTGGTACTTGCAGCGGGAGCTTGATACTCTGAAAGGAAAGTAATATGCAAATCGAAGAAGCAATCTCTCGCTACCACTGGTTCCAGCGTGGGGAAGATGGCGTAATCGAGCTATTCCTCGATCACCACGCGCTCGCAACTTTTCGCTCTTGCGAAGCGTCGTTTGAGCTATCAATGATGGCGAATATCCGGCCAGTACATAAAAGCTGGAATCTTGAATTTGGTATTATCTTTCACAAGATGATTGAAGAGTTTTATATTGCAAAGCGGGATGAGAAGTTTGAGCTTGTACCCTGGCTGCAATTAGCAATCGGACTGTGGGACAAGTATCAGATGGAGGCGCAGTTTGGCGAGCATAAGATGTATAAGATGCTCGGCGGAGTATATGGATTTATAGATATGCTCGCGCAGTATGCGGATCATTTTGCAGCAGAGGTTGATAGGCTACGGGTTATTGGGATTGAGATTACATTTGGAAAGAAGCGGGAAGTGCTGCTTGGCACATTTACAGCATATCAGCTTGATCCTACTCTGCAACCCCATTTTAAAATTGAGTTTGATGCGCAGGTTGAGCAAGTACGCTGCTACCTCACAGGCCGTATCGACTTTCTAATGGACTCCGGTAACGCAATAGGCCCGCTAGATCACAAAACCACCGCATTCTTCCGTGGAAATCCTGCAAATACCTACGATCCGCAAGAAGGAATGACAGGCTACATCTTCGCGGTGCAGCAAATTATGAAAACCAGTTTCCCTGAACTCCTGGGTCAGCGCAAAGTAGATCGCATTTGGATGAACTTCGCACAAGTAAGTCCAGTAAAAGATCCGATGGAGCGTTTCAAGCGTGTCCCGATATTCAAAACAGATTGGCAGCTTGAGCAATATCGGCTGCGACAACTACGGACATTTCATAAGATTTATGACATGATCGTACTTGGAGAGCGTGCGGATTGGAATACTTCTGTTTGTAATAATATGTTCCATAACGAATGCCAGTATCGAAATTTGCATCGGCAGAATACAAATGATGCTATGATACAGGTGCTCAAAACTGATTTCAAGGTGGCAGCACCGTGGAATCCTGAGCAAATAGAGGATTAGAAACCTGCTGCTCACGTTCTGTGGGCAGTAAAGCGAACTTGCGGAAAAGGCAGGCGTACAATGATTCCGTCACAACCCGCAAGCAACTCCGCAACGCAAACCCCTTCCCCCACGGCGGCTACTTCGGTAGCCGTCCCGCCTATGAGATTAGACGTGTCCGAGTCCGTGTGGCCGACTAGCACGATCCTGCATGAAATCGAATGGTGCGCAAATCGTATCGCTACGCTTGAACCAATGTTATCCCGCAAGCCTTCAAAGAAGTGGGAAATAGCAGACCTGCGAAGGCAGATAAAAGACAAGCGTGCAGTGATTGATTACAGGAGAACTCGGTGACCGCTGATCCCCAACCCACGCCAAAGGCTCCCGCCCGAACATGGCAGGAACAGGTTGCCAACATTCAGCGCAATTTGGCCGCAAAGACTATGAGTTGCGACCGTGACACTCACCGAAACGATAACCCGCAATGGATTGAAGAGGAGAAACAAATGAATCTTGGCCCTCGTTGTAATTTTATGCTCCCGAATCATTGTCAGTGTCCGAATACTGCATTAGCGGATTCGGATATGTGCGAATTACATAAGGAATTTCAAACAGAACAAGCCGTTGCGGTAGAACAAGCGAAAATTGAAAACTGGAGAAGTAAATGCCATACGAGAATATCAACGGGCTTGTGGATTTGGAGTCCGAGCCACGATTTAAAATCGCAGTAGTTGGTGAGCCAAAAGCAGGTAAAAGCTGGTTCGCTATGACTGCGCCGGGAACTATCTTCGAGGCCGATTTCGATGATCGTTCGGAGAGTATACGAGCGTTTGTGAATAAAACAAAGCGCACAGATATCACAGCGAAGACATACAAGGAACTAAATCCCGCACAACCACACGCGATTGCGGATTTTGAAACCGATTTGAGTATGTTTGAATATCTCAAGCAAAAGGGTGAGAAAACACCCGATTGGTATATTCTTGATTCTATGACATATTTGCGTACCGCGTGCGAGCATGAGCTTATCAAACAGCACCCAAGCATGAGCCGCGTTGTAAAGATGGGAAATACTACAGTACGGATTCCATCGCACTATGATATTATTAACGGCAATCGTGCGTATATGGAATACTTGCTTGGGCGATTATCCGAGCTTGGAAATGTAATCGCAATTTTTCATGAAATGGATGAAAAAGATGCTCAATCTTCGACAAAAGAGCAAAAGGCTTACACTGGGCGAAAAACTGTTCAGCCTCAGTATCTTAGTAGCTTACTTTCTCTTTTCAACGACGTGTTTCGTATCACTATTGATTATAGCGGTAATAGGATTGTTGCTGTTCAGCCATCTTCTGATTTCATGGCTTCAACTTCAATGAGATTAGATGCCACGGAGTCTGCGAATCTTGCAGATATGATTGCGAAGCACAAAAAAGCACTCGCACAAGTTTAGCACATCTCACCGTGCTAGTTAGCAAAAAACAAACATACCAAAATAAAAAAACGAGGATACAAATATGTTTAACATGAAAGTAGACAACGCAACCATCGAAGGTCTTGACGTAATCCCTCCGGGGCCGTATGAGATCAAGTTGGTTAGTTTTGCACCAAAGCTGTCGAAAAAGGGAGATACTGTAAACTTCAATCCCTGCATGATTGTCGTAGGGCATCCTGAGTTTGCGGGACGTAAGATTTTCGATACGCTGAATAGCAACGGGTATCAGTTCGCTGATTTCTCGCACTGCTTTGGACTACCGCTGGATACGGATGGGAAAGATAGTTGGCTACCGGGATCGTTTGACGGTGAGCCTTCTGCTGATCCTAAGACACTTCCGTATAAAGGCCCGCTTGTTGGGCGCACGGGTAAGATCATTGTCGCTGTGGATAATTACAACGGCAGGGATAGTAACAAGGTCGAGCGGTATATTTGTGCGGTTGCGGATTGTGCAAGTAAGTTCCCAAAAATTCGTCATAGCGTTGATTTGCTGAAGAGGAAGTAATAAAATACTGGCCGGTGGCGAAAGCGTGGGTAATACCACAAAAAATGGCAAACGCTGTAGTTTATTGTGCAGGTTCAAGTCCTGTCCGGTCAGATTTTTTATATCAAAAGGAGAGTATATGATTAAAGAGTGTGAAATGTGTGGCGAAGAGTTTGAAGCGGAAGATGATACACAAGATATGTGTAATGATTGTAGTATGGCGGAGTACGAAGAAGCAGATGGCGAATATGAAGATCCTAGCAACTACGGAGCATAATCTTGTCTAACACGCATGTTGCAAATAGTGGAAATCCTGCTTGCCCCGTATGGGTGATGCTGAATAAACCTCTTTCCGGTGACTCGGATAAGGGATATTTATTCAGCTCCCCTATGGGGTATGTTTTTGATAAAATGATGCGGGAAGCGGGGCTGCCGGATTATTTTGTTACCTGTAATCAGCCTAATACGGATTCTAATGCCGGCGGGGATTGGTTATCTTATTTCATGCACCATAAACCTGCGATTATAATTCCGCTTGGCGCGGTAGGTGGGCATCTTTCTGAGTGTATGATACCAAAATATCGCTCCGCAAAATACGATCCAGAGCGAGATTCTGAGATTTCTAAATATGCGGGTTCGTTACTCACTGCGGATCGCTTGCCAAATGTAACATGGCCGCACTATGTTGTCCCGACATACGAGCCACTGGATATTGTAAAACAGTGGAAGATGCGGGATGTGGTTATCAGCTGTGATCTCGCCAAGGCAGCAAGCGAGTACGAATACTGGAGAACCCATGCTCATACAATGCAGCCACTTCCTGAGCGCACACCCAAGATTAATTTCGATTCTTTCGACGAGCTTTTATATATCTTGGATACTTTTTGTAATTACCCTTTGCTTTCTAATGACATCGAGACGATCTATCCAAGAGCGCCTACGAAAACCCAACCATCGCAATTCTACCGTATTCTTCCTGGCTATCCTATTACTATCGGTCTTGCTCCTACTGTCGGGTTCGGTATTAGCTTTGATTTATTTAGAGAATCTACAGTAGAAACTCGCGAGCTATGGAAAAAGCTAGCTAAGTTACTATGGGAAGTACCATCCCTCGGTCAAAATTTCTTCAACTTTGATGCGAATTTCTACGAAATGCTCGGCTTTCGGCTTCCACTTGAAAAATGTCGGGATACTATGATTCAGCATCATTTACTCTGGCCGGAATTGAAACATACGTTACAATTTCAGGCGAGACAGTATACCCGCGAGGTATACTGGAAGGACGAGGGTGCTGGCTGGAGTATTAAGAATATGGATCAAATGAAAATCTATAATTGTAAGGACGTAATGTGTACGTTGGAGATTTACTACGCGCAACTGGAAGAGATGAAATCAAGGGGGTTGGAATGAAATATCTGAGATATATACCGCATCCACATTGGCGCCGGTTAAATTTTCTCTGGGTAAATAGCAGAGGCGGGGCAACAAAAAGAAAAGATGCTGCACATAGTAGAGTTTACTATATTCGTACTTGTAAGTTATGTGGGAAGAAAATAGATAATGGCTCCAGAAGAGGATATTAGTAATGGCTGAAATCAACGCATCTACCCAAGAGCAACTCGCAGAGCAAATAAATGCTCAGTTCAGAACGCTCTCTGAAATTCTCCAAGAGCAACACGAAGCATACAAGCTCTTATACGACATTAATGGCAAGTTCATAGAATACTGTGAACACGCCAGAATACTAGCCCAATCAGCACAACCGAATGTATCCTTAGGAGGATATTAATGGCAGCTCAGGCATTTAATCTTACTTTCAACTGCACGCCCGCACAATTCGCTGTAGCAATGGCTACAACACTTCCAATAGAAGGATATACTGTTATTCAAGCACCTAATAAATTTGCCGGTATTATTACCGGAACATCAAGTGCCGCAGCAGGACTTGGACAACTAGATTTCTTCTACGATGGCGCGTATTATCTCAGATTCTTTGGTGCGAATCCTGCTCCGGTCGCACAGCAAGCACCAACCGGAATCCCTACTACACAGTTAACAAGTAATATCGTGAGCAATCTTACTACAACCCTCGCTGCAACCCTCGGCGCACCAGTACCCTCGAACACAGCTAACGTAGCTGGCCCTGCTGCTTAATTGCTCTCACAACTAGAGGGGCAGAAATGTCCCTCTACTTAAACGCAAAATTTAATACCCGGAGAGTAAAAAATGAAAATCGTTCAACCATATGCGAAAATTATAGAGCCTGAGTTATTGGCACAAGCACTTCAGCGGATTGAAGCCGCTGCCCGCATCAGCCACAGAAGCGAAGATGGACAGACAGCAGATACAGCAGAAAAGTTTATTCGTGCTGTTGTATTAGGACACGGTGATTGGTCAGTTGTGGAACACGTTTCCGCATCAGTCGAGTTTCTTGTGGATCGCGGCATTACACATGAAATCGTGAGACACCGGATTGCCAGTTATACGCAGGAGTCCACGCGGTTTGTAAACTACGCAAAGAAGATGTTGCCCAGCTTTATCTATCCCATCGTTGGGGTAGAGTGCCCGTACTGCATTGCTGGGGAAGAAGTACGCAAGCGCGATTCTTTGGGTGGCAACTGGGGCCACGATAACCTAATTAAATGCCCGTATGATCCTCTGTGGTTAACTGCGATTGATACCTTAGAAAAATCGTACACTGCTTTGATCGCACAGGGATGGCGACCACAGGAAGCGCGGTCTGTTTTTCCCAACGCCCTATCCTCAAAGATTCTCGTGACTTGTAATCTGCGTTCATGGCGTCAAATCTTTCTGATGAGAACGAGCAAAGAAGCACATCCACAAATGCGTCATGTGATGATTCCTCTGCTAGCTGATTTTCAGAGGCTTGTGCCGGTACTCTTTGAGGATATTATTCCCGAGTCGCGGCAAGTTGAAAATATAGCGAGGGGAAGATAAGTGACTGGTATACTATGACACCTAATAAGATTACTAGTGAGTATCTACATGCGCTGCAAGCTGTGTACCATAGGATAGATTCCAGGGGTATTCTTGTTAACAAAGAAAGGCTAAGAGATGCTGCACTTTATATTAACAAAAGCATTGATACTCAGTGCCATATTATTAGTGATATTTGGAACTTGGACTGTTACATCGGAGCCTCAAACAAGCCGGAAACTGGCTCTCGGCGCAGTCTTAATCTTAATAGTTCCTCCGGTGACAATACTCCTCTGCTCTATCTAAAATCAGTAGGATTTAAAATCCCAAAAGTCAGCAGCAGAGACGAGGATGGAAACTACATAGCAAAGGAATCTCTCAATGAGCTTGTCCTGCAAAAAATATATGCTACCAATCAATTCGGAATCCTTGGGGGCGACCCGGCGTTACGAGCGCTATTGCGAATACGCGAACTCGGTACCTTGCGCGCACGGTATATCAATGCGAATCTGTACGAACGAGAAGGGACTAGCCTCTTTCTTACAAATTACAACATCGCTGGAACGGTCACAGGTCGCAGAGGCTCTCGCAAACACACGTTTGGATTTGGAGGGAATGCTCAGAATTTCCCAAAGCATGGAGAACTCGCTAAAGTATACCGCAGGTGTTTGGTTGCAAGACCAGGAAAAATCCTGTTGAATGTAGATCAGATGCAAGCGGAAGATTGGCCGACAAGTGCGCTGGCACAGAACCATGAGGCTTTAGCAGAATTACGAAATAATGTTGATCGGCATTCAGCTCTAGGGGCATTTATTTTTAATCGTCCTTTACAAGCAATTTTAGACGAAGTAGCAGAGAAAAAGAATCCTATTGAAAGAATTATGGGAAAGAAATTTCGTCATGCCAATAACTATGGTATGAAAGAAAATACTATGTCAGATGCGTTAGCTAAAGATGGACATTCTGTCGCTCCGGCACAATGTAAAGTAATGCTCGCTGCTGTAAACGCGCACGATCCCTCCGTCGAACACGTATTTCACAAATACATAAAGGACTGTTTATATGCAAACCGTACCCTCCGCACTCCCTTCTTCCGCGAACGTATCTTCTTCGGCCTCCGTGCTGGCGAATCAGGAAGTAATAACAAAATTTTCAACGAAGCATTTAGCTACATACCACAGTCTGTTGTTGGAGATAACACGGGATTTGCAGTGTTTGCTCTTGAAACCGGAAATGACGCGACAAGAGGTCACGTTATACAAGAATGCCATGATTCGATTATGCAGGAGATTGACGACAATGTGGATTCTATCTGGGATCATATCCAAGCGGCTAAAGCAGCATTTAATCGCCCAATTCGATTCGACAACGGAATTGAAATCAACATCCCAGTTGAGGGAGAGTTGTCCTACGACTTCTCACAAGGAGTAAGTTTGAAGTCATCCAGCACCAAGACGAAAAAACTCTCTGACATATCGTACAGTGATGTACAAGCAGCATTTTATCAGCTGCAAGAAATAAAACAGAAAGAAGCCCAAGATGGCCAGAAAGTTGCCTCAGAATTGGATTAGCAGTTATGTAAACGCTATTACTCCGATCACTGAGGCTCCTGATGCGTATGTGTATTGGTCAGCCATCTCAGTGGTCAGCGCAGTTCTTAAAAAGAAAGTGTGGATACAACGTGGGACATTCAAAGTCTACCCCAATCAATACATCATACTTGTTGGGCCGCCGGGAGTTGGCAAAGGAACCGCAATGCATCCCGCTCACGCATTTATCAAAGAGTATAAACCTGAACTTTCAAACTACCTCAGTGATCGAATCACCGCTCCTGAAATCATTTCGCGTCTGGCTGCTGGGTTCCAGACCCAGAGCATAGTTAATGGCCACGTAGTAACCGCAACCGAATCCACAGCATGTATCATGGCAACAGAACTTAGTACATTTTTAGGTAGCAGCGATTGGATGACTTCATTTCTCTGTGATACTTGGGATAGGAGTAAATTTGAATATGGGACTAAGAATAAAGGCAGTTATGCTATTAAGGACATGTGCGTTTCTCTTATCGGTGCTTGTGTTCCAGATTTTATCCGCAGGATTAACGGTAAGACTAGTTCCGCGGAGGCTATTAATAGCGGCTTCACGGCTCGTACTATATTCGTATTCGCAAATGAAAAGTCCAAGAAACTACCCTGGCCCACTCAGCTCAAGGATACTAATGGCGGAGCGGATACGATCACTAATCTACGATACGACCTCGAACAAATAGCACAGGTCAATGGCGAGTACACATTCACACAAGAAGCAATCGACACATTTAACCAATGGTACGCGAAACTCGGTGCCACAGACACAGACTCAGATGTAGTCCGGCACTTTAAAAGTCGCCAAGATGTACACGTATTCAAAGTCGCAATGTGTCTTGCGGCTGCGAGTAACGACAAACTTGTAATAGATCGTTGGTGTTTATTCACAGCGATTCAATTAGTACAAGGCGTACTTGATACGCTGGATATAACATTTAGGGGGGTGGGAGAGAGCACACTTAGCGAAGCCACAGCAAAGGTTCAAACGTATTTGGAGAGAAAGGGCATAGCAACACGTGCAGAGCTAGTACGCGATAATGCTCGTCATGCGACAATGGAAGATTTAGATAGAATCATTTTAACACTACACACGATAGGTTTAGTAAGACCATTTTCAACGGGAGGCCGCCAGTACTATGAATACACCAAGCAGGGAGCAGGACATGTTGGGACGCCGGGAATTAGAATTGGAAACAACGTCCCTTGATAATACGATTTTTGTTGTTGCAGGGAAGCTGGGATTAGAAGCAATTGAGGATAAAATTCTAATTCTAATCGACAAATTCAAAAGCGGTTACGAATGTAAAGATTGCAATGAAACGGGGATATATGTCAGTTGTGAGTGCGAACGAAAAGGAACTCCGGGCCGCTACATCAGTGGAAACATTGATCGAGCGTGCCGATTTTGCGAAGGCAATTACGAAGAGCGAAGAGGAAAAACGTGCCCTTCTTGTCACGGAACTGGCAGCACAATTATCATGCCTGACAATGCAAAAGCTATACCTACTTCTGGAGTTATCGTCAGCATTGGCCCAGGCTGCAAGACTAGAAAAATCGCTGAGCGAGTTCTGTTCTCGGCTCACACCGGATACTTCCTGCCGTTTAAAGGAAATGCAAAAATAAGATGTATGCGGGAGGATGAGCCGTTGTGTTTAATCCATGCTATAGACAACACTCAAACGCTTGGAGATTTTCTACAAATCGAGGATTCACTTGAAACGCTAAATAAATAAGGAGAATAATCGTGAAACGAATCCCTGCAATCATCGCTCTATTCTTGGCTGTGCCGCTCATCGCGCAGACTGCCAAGCCAACCGTACCGCCAACCCCGCCAGCAGTAACGGCCAAATCTGCACCGCAGTTGTCGGACTATCCTAATTACATCAGTATAGGAACAACTGTCCTCAACTTCGCTGACATCGCCATTGATAACACAACGAAGGGAGGATGCAGCCAAGTGTTCGGTCGCTGGGATGCGAAACGACATTTGTGCAAGGGAGTTATTCAGTTCGAGGGAATGGGCCGCGTGTCGTGTTCGCGGGGAAGTGCACATAATGTAGACAAAAATATGTGGGTAGTAACCTGCTGGTACACACCCAAACCAAAGGAGAAAAAATGAAGCATCTCATCACCGCAACTCTACTCATCGGAACACTCACTGCCATTGGCCAAGCACCAAAGGCTCTAACGACTCCGCAAGCCAAGCCCCCGACCATCACCGATGCACAACGCGCCCAGTTCTTCAAAGCGCAGTCCCAGATGATCCAGGCCAACGCGCAGGCCCAGCAGAGACAGACGGATTTCCAATCGGTCATCGCGGAGATGCAGAAGACGTGCGGTGACACTGCCAGCCTGAACCTGAACCAATCCGGCGACCCTGAGTGTGTTGCCAAGCCCGCGCCAGCCAAGACGCCCAACCAATAAAAGTAAGCAAGCAGCAAAAAGAATGGCCACTCTATTAACTTAGAGTGGCCATTTTAGTTTCTGCGGCTTGTGCTTTACCCGCACAGAGGGTGAATGCTAGTTACTCGTCGTGCCGTGCTTCGTGGTGCGCTCCTAGTTGATGAGAGTGTAGCTGTAGCACCCCGGATTCACCGCTAATGTTCCGGGGATCGACACAGTGAAACTTGTACCGGCTGTCCGGGCCGTAATCACAGGATTGACAATTGAAGCCAAGGTAGTGTTGCAAGTCACGCCAAGGGCAGAGCCAATTGAGGTATCAGGGTATACAGCAATTGTGCCGACTCCAGTTGTGTGGGTAGTGTTGACTGTCACGGAAGTGGAACCGGCTGCAATTATAAAAAATCCCTGTGATGCGCTGGCGCAGGCGGCAGGAGAAGCTATAGAGACACACTGAGAAGACATATTGAGTGTGCCCGATGTTACCGACGTGAATAGACTCGTGTTCGGTGTTGTAAATCCAATCGGCCCTGGTGATGCAAACGTAGCCCCATTCAATGCCGTTGCATTTATCGTTCCCGTGCCGGATGCGCCGAGGCTTGCGCCACTTCCGACGACCATTGCCGCTGTCGTATTAGTAGCACTGGTAATCGCGGAAAATGCAGGAGTGCTTGTTCCGCAGACTCCGCCCCCCGTCCCATCCGCAAGGCAGTGGGCTTCTGGTACTCCGCTACCATTCAAGTCTGTGCTGCCCGCACCTGCTTGCGTTGGCAGTTCGGAATAAAAGTGCGTGCCGTTCTGTTCTGTCCATCCCGCGCCGGAATTGTGGAACTGCGTACTCATTGTCACGGTCTGCGGAGAGCTTCCCGTTCCGGGATAGGACTGAGAGATAATCCGCCCTAGATTGTTCGTGCATGAAATTGACCCGCCGTTTGCCCCACCATCAAAAGAGAACGTAACAACGCCTGTGCTGGAGTTCCATGTGGGTAG